CTATTCAGAACAAGCTTCTCGTGTCATGCTTTTATGACGGATTACCCCGTGTTGTCGAGCCCCATTGTCTTGGTAGAAACAAGAACGGCTTGAAACTTCTTTGCTATCAGACAGGCGGAGGCAGTTCCAAAGGTAACATTCCAGACTGGCGTATGTTCAGTGTCGGGAAAATGGAGAACGTTTTGGTGCTGGATGAGCACTTTACCCAGCCAGCACCGGGTTATAAACGCAATGACAACGCAATGAAGTTCGGTATCATTGCGCAGTTATGATGCAGAATTGTATTCCTCAAGCAGCTGAGCGATCTCTTCATCATCCAGGGTATCTCCCCAGCTGCCAATGGTTCCAAGGAGATCAGACAACCCACCACAGGCTTCAGCCTCGTCATATAAAGCCTGTGAAATAATGTGCGAGAGGGGCCGGGGCTTTTTCGGAAGATGGTTCAGCGCCTTCCATATTTCGTCAACTATTTTTGCTTCGTACATTCCCATTCTCCTTGTGCCTGAGATTCCAGCCAGGCTACCACGTTTTCGTAGAAGGCTCTGTAGGTGCGCTCCCCCAGCCTGATGATGGGGGCACCCCGGGTATACCAGGCACGGACCGTGCCCCTGGAGACACGAAACCGTGCGGCTATCCCTGACAGGCCGTAAAGGAGTTCCTTATCGCCCACTCGCCACTCCGTGTTTCACGCGATCCGCTTCCTCGGCGCTGGACTTTTGCAATCCTCGGCAATGGAAGAAGAAAGCCTGATAAGACAATGTTCCCGTAAGTGCCGCCAACTTCCGCGAAGTTAACCGTAGGTCTGACGGTAGTTTTTCAGTGCGGTCGGCTTCATGAACCGTATTGTCAAATTAAATTTACTACCTGTCAAGGAGGCCAGTATGTAAATTGTCATAGACGCACAGCAAGGGTAGGAGAACAATATGGATAAGTGGAAGGATACAGCTAATCGGCTCTGGCTGGCCGTCTTCGCCAAGGTAAAGGCGCTAGACGCCGAGGGAGAAACCCTGCAGGCCATTGCTGATAAAGTCGGGGTTAAGAGCAGGCAGAACGTAAAGGCGTGGCTATCTGGCGCGCGTAAAGGAGGCGGCATCGCCTTTCCCGAGCTCATGACCTACGCCGAACGCCTGGGCATCGACTATCGCAACTACTTCCCCGGCGGTGAGCCCCCCGTGATGGAGTTCCCGGACTGCGCGACGTGCAAGAAGCTTCTAGCGAAGGAGAAAGAGAACCAGAAACTCCAGCAACAGGTGGACAAGATGCGCTTGGAGCTGGCCAAGCGCGATGGCATGGTGGAGGTCTTGGAACGCCAGCTTGAACGCCAGGCTGAACAGGCAGGGAGATAATCCTGCTGCGCGCAAGCCATGCAGGGTGATACAATTTGAAAAACGAAGAAACTATATAAGCAAATTTAATATGTTTATTACGCATAAAAGGATCATCTATGCCGTTAAATAAACAAGATAGAACTTTGATAAAAGAATTGACTATTGAAAAATTTCGTGGTTTAAGCAATATCCATATATCTTTTGGGGAAAAAATAACAGTTATTTGTGGAAAAAACGGCACATCCAAATCTACAATACTTGGAATTTTGGCACAAATATGTAGTTTTGAAAAAGACTATACAAATTATCCAGATATAAATCCTATAAATTTTAAAACGCTTGGCAATTATCAATATAAATCTCAATTTTCAAAGCATTTTAGATTGTCAAGAAAATTTGACAACCCAAAAGAAATGAGGGCAATATTTTATATTCATGATGGGTATTCAAAAAAAGATCTTTCAAATTTAAAACTTTCTTTCACGAAAACTTCCGACAGAGATTTTCCTAGACCTGTGGTAAGGAACAACACATCGATTGTTGATGAGCACGGGAAATCGATTAATACAAGTAGAAATATAACACACCCTGTCATTTTTTTAAGCGTTGGGAGACTTTTGCCAATCACAGAAAGGCAAAAATACGAAGAAGGTACTAATGCATATATTGCAGAACATAAAAATGAAATTTTGAATGATATAAATAATTTATTATGTAAAAATCCAAACAAAAATATTTTAACTGCCACAGAAGGAACAATATCTTCTATTGTTTCTCACGATGATAAATATGATATAGAATCAGTTTCTGTCGGCGATGATAACGCAGGCCAATTAATAGAAGCGTTATACTCTTTTAGATATTTGTCTGAAAAATATGAAAATTACCACGGGGGATTATTTCTCATAGACGAAGCTGACGCTGCATTATTTCCAGCAGCGCAAGAGCAACTCATAGATATATTAAATCATTTTTCCAAACAATATGATATACAAATAGTAATAACTTCTCACTCACCAATTATTATCGAAAAGATATATCAACTGTCGCAAAAAAGCTCTAAAAGTAAAAAATCTGAAAATGATTTTAATGTTGTTTACTTAACAGATAGTTATGGTGATATATCTGTGCAAAATAACTTAAATTGGGAGAAAATTAATGCTGATCTCTATGTGAGAACAATACAAGTTAGCGCACAAAATTACCCACAAATTAATGTTTATCTTGAAGATGATGAAGCAAGACACTTTTTTAAAAGATTGATTACTAATAGAAAAATTAAAAAAGTTATAAATATATCCGAAGCAACGATTGGTTGCAAAGAATATGAACGTTTACTTACGCAAAAAATACAAGAATTTTCAGAAATGAGCGTTGTTTGCCTCGATGGAGATTTTAAAACGAAAAAAACAATTCAAGACTGTTGTTCTACTTCCTGGAGATATCCCTCCTGATCAGTTATTGTTTTTAACACTTTACAATCTAAAAGAAGATGATGCTTTTTGGAAAAATAAAATAAATTTTTTAAAAATGGTATTCTATAGAGAATCAAATAAGATTCTAAGCAAATTTCCTTTTGGTAAAACAAAGCCGTTGACAATGAATGATTTCTCGAATATCATAAAAGAAGTATCGTGCAATCGCGAACTTTTCAAAAATTTTTTCAAAAATCCTACAATACAAGAAGCTTTAAGAAACAAGTCTACGGATCCTTTCTGTCTTTGGTTGAATAAAAATAAAGATTCTGCGGAAGAGTTTAAAACAAAATTTTACGAAAAATTGAAGTATTGCCTTTCGAAAAAAGGTTGTCCTCTTTCACAAATTAATATTTTATTCTCTTGAATATGAGTACTACGCTTACACCATTGAGATATCCAGGCGGGAAAAGTAAACTTTTCCCATTAATAAAAAACATACTCTATTCAAATTCATTATTGAATGGAGTATATGTTGAACCATTTTCTGGTGGAGCTGGTATATCTATTTGTTTACTTTTGAATAACTTAGCTGAAAAAATAGTTATTAACGATATTGACTATGCTATATATGCATTTTGGAAGACACTAAAAGACAGACCATACTGGCTATGTGACAAGATATCAAGCACAACAATAGATATTGATACATGGAATATACAACGGAATATCAATGCCAACAAAAAAAATTACAGTATTTATGATGTTGGTTTTTCAACATTTTTTTTAAATAGAACAAACAGATCCGGGATTATTAGAGGTGGTGTTATTGGGGGAAGAAAACAAGCTTCAAATTATAAAATTGATGCCAGATTTAACAAAAATAATTTAATAAAAAAAATTGAATCCATAGCGACATATCGTGACAGAATCAATTTATACAATTTAGACGCTATCAAGCTAGTCGAACATATTAAAGATGATATCGGAAACAACTCTTTAATATATTTCGACCCTCCATACTTTCAAAAGGGTAACTTGCTTTATACTAATTTCTACAAAGAAAATGATCACAAAATATTATCTAAATATGTAAAAAAATTAAAAACACCTTGGATTGTTACTTATGATAATGTTGATAAAATAAAGCAAATATATAATCAAGATTTTATTGATTTAAGAATTAGCTATTCAGCTTCTTCTGTTAGGTCAAAAGGAAAGGAAATTCTATTCTGGGGAAATATAGAAAAACCTCAGTTAGAACAATAATATCCCCGCCCTCATCTCCTGAGCGCGGGGCTTTTTGTTGCCCGTCCGCGCCCCCCTTCTTTGAAAAACCATCCGGAACAGACTCTCAGACAAGGGGGTCGCCGGAAGGCCTACGCAGGGCGAGGTGAGAGGGGAGTGTAGTATGACCGTAAAATTTTATTTACTTTAAGTTTATTTGGTAAAATAAATTTTACATACTAACCTCTACAACGGGGCAAAAGCCGTCGAACGAGCCACACAGGGCGAAGTATCTCCATAGGCCGCATTACGGTCAATTAATACCGCCTTAGCCGCATGGTCCAAACATTCTTTCCTCGTCATTTCAGTTCTCCTGTTTTCCTGTTGTTTTCTCCATATGCCATCAGAAGCCACAAAAATGACTCTCTGCTGCGTTTCCTGCTTTTTCCGTGCCCCATTAGGTTTTTACTCCAAAAAGCCTCCACAAGCCGTACAGCGGCCTCACAGAGGCATATCCGTCTGTCATATCCGGCTGCCATCCTGATACAGGGTACTGCGGCACGTCTCGACGTCCTGCACGGTGTCACTGAGGTTGTAACCGCCCTTCCTGCGCAGCTTCGCCCAGCACGCAGGGCAGCGATAGTCTGTCGTGGGTGCGCCACAATCGTGGCAGCGGCGCATGTACGCTCCGCTGCCCATCATCGCCGCTCTACCGCGTGCCCCGCCCCGCCTTTCGGGGAGACCCTGAAAAGCCTGCCTGTGATAGCGCATGTACTGCCATATCGCGGGCACTGTCCGGCCTAATGCGTGGGCGGCCTCCTCGGTTGTCCTGCCGTCTCTGAGCATGGCTACGAGTTTGACAACGTCGTCCTTCGTCCATCTGCCTTCATTCATCGTTCATCCTCCAGCCCAGAGATGGTGAGTACCACCTGCCCGCCAGCCCTGGGCTCGCACACCTCGACCGTCTGCCGCTTAACCTGGGAGTCGTCCCGCCAGAGGTGAGCATGGGTCAGTGCGTCGAGTACGGCTTTGCTGTAGTTGTCCACGTCGCGCCTTCGCTTGTCCGGCGGGTAGAGCTCCATGGCCACGGCGAGGTCTCCGGCGAGGGGTGCTTTTGGGAGAACTCCATGGCAGCGCGCCACAGCCATCCGGCTCATCACATCTGCCCGGAACATCCGCGCCTCCCTGGTCAGGTAGATTCGCCCGGATGGTGTTTTACGCCAGACGTGGTTTACCGATGGCGGCCATGCGATTTCGATTTTCCAGTCAACTTGCACCTTTTTTGCCTCCGCCTGGGCTCCCCCAAATATCCCCCTATAGGGGGATATATTTGGGGGGGGAGAGCCCTTTAGTTTTTTGCCGGGGTGCAAGTTAAAATTCCCAATAAATTCAGGCACTTTCCAACTTGCACCCCCCCTGTTTTTAAAATTACAGGGGTGCAAGTTAAATTTTGCTAATAAATTCAATTGGTTACAACTTGCATCCCAACTTGCACCCCCTTTACAGGGGGGGGTGCAAGTTGAATTTTTACGCATCCACATCATTGGTAGCCCCCTCTTCGACTTCGCCGCTTCCTGTGGCGAACGGACCTGTCGGAACGTCAAGGTACCGGCCCACACTTTTTTTGTACGTGCAGCGCACAACGAATCCACGCGCAAGCGCCTCTTCGAGCAGGCCGCCCAGCCGTTTAGTGCCAAAGTTACAAAGCGGAGCCCGCAGTTCGTCACGGCGCCCCACGATGCCACCAGAGGAGCGTATGCTTGAAGTAAATGGCGCCCCAGCTACAGCTTTAGCCGCGACGGCATCAGCGAGCATGCGCAGCTGGTCTTCACGGGGGATGATGACTTCGTCCTTCAGGCGGACGGACTGCAGCACGCCGTTTTCGCCGCGCAGCAGTGGCCTCACACGACCATCAGCCTGACAGTTGGCTTTGACGACCGCGCCGCAAAAAGCCTCGTTCGGCTTGCAGGGGCGGCCGATCTTCTGCTCTATATCCTTGCGCGTTTGGGTGTCAGCGGGCCAGATAGCGATAGCCAGGCGCACGCCATCGACGAGAGCCGTAGTGCCTCTGATGGAGAGGCGCGCGCTTTCAGGTCCTGCGTCCTTCATGGTAGCGAGGGCCTTGGCCATATGGTGCGCGACGAGAACGGTCGCTCCGGTGCGCTCGGCAAGCTGGGCGAGGACGCCCTGCGTGAAGGCGCCGGCCTGCGGATCGGCGTTGATGTCGCAGGCGACAAAGGCAGCGAGCGGGTCGATGTTGATGAGTCTGAGGTCCGGTATGCGGCACAACTGCCGCACCAGGTCGTCATACTCCGGTGTGGTTTCATAGCCCTGCGCGAAGCCGCGGGAGCGGATGAGTGTGACAGGTCCGCCGGTGTTCGGCAGCGGCACTATGGCGAGCCGGCCACGCGCAGCGGCCCTGCGGGAGCCATCCTCGTCCATGGACTCCAGACGGCGGTGGATGTCGTCCCGCGTGTCCTCGGAGGAGAGGATGACAACTGAGCCGTGTGCCGTGACTTCTCCGCCAAGCCACGTATCCCCGGGGCCGTAGTTCAGGTCTATGCCCTGCATCGGGTTCCCTGCGACGCGCAGCCCCAGGTCCAGGGCGAGCATGCCCTTGCCGGTGCCGCCGCTGGCGACGAGCAGGCAGGGAGCACCGAGGGGCAGGACGCCGTCAACAAGCCACTGCTGTTCCGGAGCTTCTCCAAGGTACGCCTCTCCACTAAACCAGTCGGCCAGCCTGGGGACGCCCGAATGCGGCGTCACCTGCTGACGTACCTCGTCGAGGCCTTCGCGGACCATGAGGTCGTTGAAGTCGGTAGGGTTGCCCGCGAGGTCACGGAAGCTGGGCGAGATGACACTGCCACCCACGGCGTTGGCTGCGCGTCTGGCGTATTCCATGCCGGGGTTCCAGGGTCTGCCCTGTTTCTGTGTCCACTGGTCGTTGTCTGCACAGATGATGATGCGGGACTGCGGGAGCACCTGCCTGATGACGGGTGCGACCTCGGGCAGATTTCCTGCATCGAGAGCGGCCACCACGGCATAGCCGGTGGCGGCATGCAGTGAGCATGCCGTCGCATATCCCTCGCAGATGAGCACCGTCTCCTGAGCGCCGTCCAGCCAGGCAAAACAGCCTTTTTTCGCAAACCCCCAAGGAAAGCGCTTGGTTCCATTTGGGAGAATGCTCTGAACGCCGGCCATCGAACCGGTGCTGTCATAGAGCGGGATGATCAGCGCACCGCTGCTGTCTTCGCGTGCCCCTCCCGGGGCAGCGGTCAGGCCTTTGAGCCGGAGATAAGGATTCTCCGGACCGGCCTCATGGGCAGCTGCGTATATCTGCGCAGACCATTTTCTGGCCTCTCTGGCTTTGGTCTGGCGTTCGGCCTCACGCGCCGCCTGCATCGATTCGATGCGCTGGCGGAGCATGGTGCGCTCAAGCTCGCTGACGATTCGCGCCGGAGCGTTCGTCGCCAGGTCGTCATCCAGGCCGGTTATCTTCTCGGAGAGACCGGTTTTCCAGTTGCCCCACACGCCGCAGGCTACGCCGTCAGCATAGGCGACGTACCATCCGCTGCGCTTTCCTCCCCGGTCATCAGGGAGAGCGAAGCGGTGCATAGTGCCGTCGGGCACTATGTCCTGCAGTCCCAGTCCGTCCACCTCCATGCGCCGGGCCATAACGGAGAGCACCTTCTGCGCGTCAGCGCATGGAAGGCAGGCCTCATTCTGCCTGGCGGCGACATTGAGGTCTATGACAGTAGACATCATGCACCCCAGCAGACCTTCGCCACGCGGCACATCCGGCAGGCCACGGCGGCGGGGGTCGACTCTGCACGCGGCAGCAGCTCCCCGGCATCCGTTGCCTGGAAAATCCGCGTCGCGCGCTGCAGCATTTTCACGGCTTCGCCTTCGTCATACGGTACGAGCTCGTGATACAGCTCCATGGTGTCTGCATCGACGCAGGTGATCAGTCCGCGTTCGAGGTGCAATCCCATCATGTAAAGCTGCATCTGATACCAGTATTTCGGATGGCTCCGCCTGATATGCTCACGGCGGGCAGCCGTGACATATTTATGTGCGAGGCACTTGCACTCCCACAGAGCCGGAAGCGGTAAGGGCGCGTCGCCCTCGCCTCTCCAGCAGGTCAGGATACCGTCGGCATGGCCGAGCAGGCGGCCGCCAAGAAATGATACCTCAAACTGCCCGCCGGTAAGCGGGTCCTCCGTCACGAGCAGCAGGCGGGCTAGGCGCAGCCATCTAGCGGCACGATCCTCAACGTCATGTCCTCTTTCAAATATTCTGCGGACACGGGCCGGGAAGGGACAGGCCGATGCTGTACATCCTGCATCACGGCCTGCGTCGCGACTTATGGCATAGGCGGCATACTCTATCTGTATGCTTCGTTCGCACTCGCCACCAATCGCGGAGCAGCCAAGGTATGTTCTCGGCGTTTCGACGCTGGCGTCAATGCCCGCGTCGATGAGCCAGTTCAGCCGGTCCGACAGTCCGGACCGGGAATTTAAATCTATCATTTACCCTCCCCCTTAAAATTTGTCCATATGCAGGTTTTCCTGCTTGTGACGTTTAAAATCCTGTCTGCGTTTTTTGAGCTGACGCTTGAGCGGTTTGACCTTGTAGACGGTGACGATGCTCCCGTCTTTGGCGTTGCAGATGATTCGCAGCCGACGGAAAACGAAAGTCACTGACCTGGCGTCTGCCTCCAGAACGCGCGTCCGGCAGGAGGTGAGCGCGGTGATCACCTCCTCCGGGTCGATGCCCCGTTCCTGGCATCGCTCGAGCGCGTGCCTGGTGAACTGAAGTCCGCTCATCGGTGGGGCTCCGTTATCTCCAGATACGTGAAAAGTTTTTGGCCGTCCGAGGGATCGGGGGTTCCGTCATCCATGATTTTTTGCAGTTCAGATGGAGATACACCGGAAAAAAAGCTTAGCTCAGCGAGCGTCAAACCGCGTTCGGCAAGCCAGTTCAGGATTATCTGCTGTAGATTATTCATTCGGTTTTCCCCTCATGAGTGCGTCTCCGGCGGGGGGTCCTCTACAGGGGCAGACGCCCCTGCCTCCCATAGGTCAGGGCGCAATTTGCTAAGGGATATACCGCAAGTCAGAGCATACTTGATCGCGGACTCAGCCGAGATGGTACGGAGGCCGTGGCAGTGCGCATATGCGACACTCCTTGCACTTAGGCCCGCCAGTTTCGCCAATTGCTCGTATGTCAGACCATGCTTCTGACGATATTCTTCTAAAATGTTCATGAAAGAATGTTATCTCATGATAGCAAACAAAGCAATAATCCAAGCGCCGTTTTTTGCCGATAACAAACAAAAGATCTACCAGAGTTAATGGAGGTAGTAATGGATAAATGGGAGAAAATGGCAAACGACGCGTGGGATGTGATCATTAAGGACGTTCGGGCTCTATGGGACGGCGGCAACGGTATGACACAAGACGCCATAGCTAAAAGGCTGGGGCTGAGCCAACGCGGTGTTGTCAATATGTGGTTAAGCGGGCAGCGCAAGGCGACGAACGCCCCTGTGTCTGCTCTCTTTCGGTACTTGGAAGCGTTGGGGCACAATCCTTTAGACTTTTTCCCAGACCAACACACTCAAATAATGATGCATCGTCCAAAACCACAAGCTCCTATGGAGGAAGTTAAAGGCCAAAATCTCCATTCAGTGCCTCTCATGGGAGAGACGGGAGCTGGAGCCCCACAGGAGCTTTTCACGGGGGCCAGCGAGCATCTCATTCAAATCCTGCCTCAATATTACCGCGCAGACATGATTGCCCTGACGGTCCGCGGCGATTCCATGGAGCCTACCATTAAGAATGGCGCCATCGTGGGTATCGCTCCCCTAACCGAGGACATCACGGAAGGCGGGATCTACCTCGTCAGCATCCCGTGCTTCGGGCGTGTGGTGAAGAGGCTGAAGCTCTCAAAAGAGGGGAAGCTTTTGCTCTACTCTGACAATCCTCGGTATGATCCTCTGGCCGTTGATCCTGCCGAGCAGGAAAAAACAGTTCTCGGTCAGGTCGTCTGGGTACTGCAGTCGGTGTAAATGGAACAACTAAGTTGTTTAAAGGATTATAAAATGACAAAAGAAGAAAAATATAAGTATAAACAAGATTTCTTAAATATATTACAAAAATTTTCCATAAAAATTGTTGAAATAATCACAAAAGATAGTGATTGGACTGTAAAAGGATTTATAGATATATACAAAAACATATACACAATTTCTTCAGATACTAAAATAATTTCTAAAATTTTAGAAATACATCTATTTCCACATTTTCTTAAATTAGCTGAAAAGAATAACTACCGCATTGAGCTAGCTTCACATCAAAATTATTATCCTGATCTCACATTTATAAATAATTCTAATGAATCAATAAAATTTGCTGTTGACTTAAAAACAACATTTAGGGATTCAAAATACCCAAATAAGTGTAATGGATTCACTCTTGGATCTCATGGTGAGTATTTTCAAAATAGACAAAGCACAAAGAATATACAATATCCATACTCTCAATATTTAGGGCATTACTGCTTTGGAATTATATATAGTAGGAATGTCGAAGATACATTAAGTGAATTAAAAATATTAAACATAAAATTTCTTGAAAATATAAAATCTGTAATCAAAGATTTAACATGTTTTGCGGAAGAAAAATGGAAAATTGCAAGTGATAAAGGTGGTTCTGGTAATACGGCTAACATTGGGAGCATCAAATCAATCGATGATTTAATTCATGGAAATGGTGTTTTTGCAAAGTCTAGTGAAGAAATGTTTGATGATTATTGGGTTAATTATGGAAAACTTACTCATGTTGTTAAAGGTGAAGTGAAGAAGATAACGAGTTTTAAAGATTATCTAGTATATAGAAACAAACCATTAACTCTTTTAAATGTGTATAAATAAGATGACAAAAATTTATAATTATATTATTAAAACACCACCATTTAAAATTCAAGGAATTAAAACAAAATTAATACCTTGTATTTATGAATTAGTAAAACATAACTCTTATGATTGTTGGATTGAACCATTTATGGGGTCTGGCGTTGTTGCATTTAACATAAGACCCAAAAAAGCGATATTATGTGATTCAAATCCTTATATTATTGAATTTTACAATTCAATAAAGAATAAAACAATTGACGATTTAATAGTTAGAGATTTTTTGGAAACTGAAGGGAAAAAACTAAGTGAATTAGATGATGTTTATTATTATAAAATAAGAGAAAGATTTAATCATGACCATATGCCATTGGATTTCTTATTCCTAAACCGTTCATGCTTTAATGGTATGATTAGGTTCAATAGAAATGGTGAATTTAATGTCCCTTACGGTCATAAACCTAAAAGATTTTCAAAAGCATATATTACTAAAATATGTAATCAAGTTAAATATGTTCAACAAATTATAATTGAAAATGATTACAAGTTTGTATGCCAAGATTTTATGGAAACAATAAAGTATGCAAATAAAAACTCAATAGTTTATTGTGACCCGCCATACATAGGTAGACATGTTGACTATTATGATAGTTGGAATGAAGAAAATGAAATTCATCTACATGATTCTCTAAAAAAATCATCTACTAGATTTATTTTATCTACTTGGGATAAGACTAAGTTTAGAGAAAATAAATATATACGTAAAATTTGGAATGCATACAATATAAAAACAACAGAGCATTTTTATTTTGTTGGTGCAAAAGAAATAAATAGAAATTCTGTTACTGAAGCTTTAATTTACAATTTTTAAATTAACAGAGACCTCCAACAAATCCCAGGGCCGGCACGCGTG